TGCGGATAATGTGGTAGGTTTTTGGGAAGTGATAGAGGGTGGCGAAGAAGATGATTGACATGATTAGCAGACAAGATGCAATTGATTCGCCAGTAAAAATGGTTAGTGAAGGGCTTGAATGGATACCTGTTTATCATATCAAAGAGTTACCTTCCGCAGAACTAGAACGGTTGACTGATGATGATTTCGAAACAATTAGAATACATTTAAATGCTCAAAAAGAAAAGCTCTGTAATCAGCAAAGATGGGAAGAAGCGGAAGAATATCAACGTATAATTGACCGACTTATGACATTTGCATCTGTAGAATCAGAACGGCAATTAACTTGTAAGAACTGTATTCACTTAGGACACGCCTATATGATGCCTTGCAAAAACTGCAAAAGAAACCAGATGTTGCCTGATTGGTATGAGGTGAAAACAGAAAGGGAAACAAAATGAATAATCGTGAAATTATTGAAAGACTGAAAAATCTTGCGGGATACGCAGTATACACTGTCGGCGAAAAACCGCTTGTTATGAGTCTTGATGATGGAATAGCGGTGCATGAGGCAATTGAATTATTGGAGAAGTCAGAACAATGGGAGACTTGCTTTGATTGCCCTTTATCCAATGGGTGTCCTGTTATTAATGGTTGTACAAATGAGCAAGCGATGGAATATGCGGGAGACATTCCAGATAATTGTCCATTAAATAAAAAATCTGTGGAGTCAGATGCTCCTGATAGAAATATTGGTATGTGGGTTGGTTCAGATTCACAATGCGGAATTGGATGTCCGTTTTGTGGAAAGCCAGTAGACGATTTCTGTAACAGTATAGATTATATCTTTTTACTGTACGAACCAAATTTTTGTCCAAATTGTGGAGCCAAGTTAAAAGGAAGGAAATAAATATGAACAATTATGAATAGCCTTAAAAATTATCAAAAAAAAATTTTGATAAAGCACGGGAGAAAAGAAGAATGATTAACATAATTAGTGAGATATTGAAAGAAGAATTGTGTTACGCCTATTGTGATAATTGTCGGCACGATGGTGATGAGTATGCATGTGAAGGATGTCATAGAAAATATCAGAATTGGTCACTATCAGAAGACACTGCATTAGAGATTGCGGGCAAAATTATTGAGGCGTTGGATGATAATTTTTAGAAAAATGGAACCTATGGATGTAAATATGGTTATGTGAAAGATGAGGTGAATAGGAGTGAGCGAAGCAGAACAAAAGTCTATTTGTATTAATTTAAACGAGCAGGTTAAAGTAAAGTTAACAGAACTTGGCGAAGTAATCTATTATCGGAAATATCATCATTTCCCTAAAAAAGATGAAAGCGGATATACAGAATTTCAATTAGGGTCTTTTATGAATTTTATGAATTTGTGCGGCAATCATATAGGAATAGGACAAATAAAATCAATCGAAATAGTGTTTGAAAGTGAGGAGAGTAATAAAAAATGGAGAACAATACATCCAGAAACGGAATTGGATTTATAGGCTTACTACAAGTAACCTTTATTGTATTAAAGCTATGTGGGGTCATTCAATGGTCATGGTTGTGGGTATTGTCCCCAATTTGGATTGGTCTTATTATAGATTGCATTGTTATAATAATTGTTATAATAATCGCCGCAATAATAAAGAAAGATACAAATATAAAAGAAAGGAAGAAAAAATGAGCTGGTATTATGACTATTACATCGGTAAGAAAGTCAACGATAAAATCGAATTAATCGGACCTTATGACAATGAAGGAAAGATTCATCCTATTTTTGAACGCTCAAGGTCTTTCGCATCTTCGCTTAAAGATAGATTTTATTCTTATAACGGAGAGGAATTAAAAGATAAGTTGTGGAGTGATTTAATTAAAATTCTTCCGTATCGAGAATTACCAAAGGCAGATTTCGTAAAGACTGGATATTTTCTTGTTGATGACGTTGAGGAGTATTTAAAAAATGGTGGAGATAGCTGTGATTTATTTTATGATAGGTTAGACCCACAGACTTATGCAGAAAAGTTAAAAACGGAAATTATTTTAGGAAAGCCAGAACCTCAAAAAGATGAAGAAGGATATGAAATTGAAGTGCATGGATGTATGGATTATATGTTTTTTGCATATCCAGATTATAATTGTGAAGGGTATGAAGCTCTGTTAATTTACAATGCGGTTGATGCTTTTGGATTATATGATACGAAAGATATCGTGATTGTGATGTGTGAGGGATAAAATGAGCGGAATGTTAATGAGTCTTGATAGTAATGGCAACTGGGTTTCAATAGGCGAAATAAAAGAAGTAAGTTTTTCTGAAGTTAAAGAAGAGTTGAATACGGAGTTTTTGAATACTGCTTTTGGAACGCACGAAATAACCTTTCCTTATGACAGTAATCCGTTTTTCAATGAGAAATTATTTAATGAGATTTTTAGATTGGAAAAATGGGAAATAACAATGCTAAAAAATCCTAGAAAAAAGAACAGGGCGTTAAAAAGAAGAATTCGTAAATTCAAAGAAGCGTTACGAAGGTGTGGTGTTTATGGAAAAAGAAGTAGCAATCTTTGAAAAAATCACTGATGAAATTCAGAAGACTATTGATGAGACTAGAGAAAACGGTAAATATCATGCACAATTTATACGAGATAATGGTGAGCTTGTGATATTCGGAATGGAAATAGCTTTGGATATAATTGAAAAATATTCAAAAGAAGGGTGAAAATGAAAGATTCGATTTGGAGACAGGATGCGATTGATGCGTTAAGAAAAGAAGTGGAATGGGAGTACGACTGGAAGGATGAGCGGTGGTATTACATTGACGCAGATAGTGCAATAGAAGTTATTGAACAATTACCTTCCGCAGAGTCAGAACTGCACGGAAGAATATTCCAAGAGATAGTTGTTGAATATCCGTCTATCAGCACATATCCAGAGTATGAAGGAAAGCCTTATTTTTCAATCAAATATGTGGAAAATGGACAGGGTTATATCGGTTACGGAACATATAATCCAGAAGTATTGTCGGGATATTTGAAAAAGTATTTTATGCAATCCGCAGAGATTGAAATCATACAGTGCAAGGATTGTCGGTGGGGAAGAGAAGTCTGTGGAAACATTGAATGTTTTGTAGACAGCAATATACCACCAGAATATCACGGTTATGAATGGTTTTGCCCAAACGGGGAGAGGAGAACTGATGAGATTAATTGATGCAGAGGAGTTAATTGAAAACTTGTTATATGATGTGGCATTAGACGAAAAAATATTAGATGATATGGATTTTGTGGGAAATAGCAGAGAATTGATTCAATTTGATAAAGACTGCAAGCAAAATGCCATTGAGTTTCTTCGAAATGCACCAACAATTGAGATAAGGTCTAGTTATTCAGGGTTCTCAAATAATTGGATACCGTGTAGTGAGAGATTGCCAGAGCCGAGAGTTGATGTGTGGTGCAATTCGGATATGGGGCAGATGGTCGGGTACTATGAGGAAAATGTTGAAACATGGTACGGCAGAGATTATTTGGAGTTAATGGTCACTGCATGGATGCCGTTACCTGAGCCGTGGAAAGGAGAAACAAAATGACAAATGCAGACAAGTTTAAGAACATATTTGGACTATATGCTACAGAACTATGGTCAATGCCAGAGAAAGACTTTCTGAAGTGGCTAAATAGTGAAGCCATGAACTGTTCGGAAATTCCGACAAGTTGGATTCCATGCAGTGACCATTATCAACCAAAGGAGCTTGATTATGAATTACATACAATGGGCATGATTAGTGATGGTTGGTAAACGATTAAGGAGGGAGAGAAAAATGATACCAAAAGAACAGGAATATATCATATGGAATTATTGCAATGACCCTAATGATATACAACGAGCAGTTGATGAACAAGACTCAAATTGGGAAGGATTAGAATCTTTGCATCAGATTATTAGTATTACATACGATTCTAATCAAGGGTGCTATGTAGTGTTTTGGATTGCCTATAAGGAGAGTGAAATACGATGAATGTAGTAGTAGCAATATTCTGCTTGGTGTGGGTTACTTATGGTGTTTGGGAAATGAGGAGGTGAACAGGAATGACAAAAAAAGCTTATAATATCGCCACTAGACTTATAGTGAAGATACAAACATTGAATGATAGTATCCGTGATGTTAAATATGCACTGGCAACAAACAATACAGAGCATTGGTTAATGGAGATACGAGAAGCAAAAACGCATTCACTTAATGAAATAGACCATAGAGGGTTGCTGCCTGAGTTTTTGAAGATGATTTTAGCTAAACTTTACGAAGAACGTGCAGAGCTAGAGAAAGAATTAGAGGAACTATGAGGTGACGAAAATGACACTTGACGAAGCTATTATTCATTGTGAAGAAGTGGCAGAAGAAAACGAATATGATGCTAAAGAATATAACAGGCTTGCAAAACTGGAGACATATCCGAGTAGAAAAGAGTGCGAATCTGCTTACAAAAGGTGTAAGAAATGTGCTGAAGAACACCGTCAGCTTGCGGAGTGGCTGAGAGAATTAAAAAAATATAAGGCACTCTTTAGTTCGCCAGAAGAAGCGGCAAGATTATATGGTATGAGAGAAAGGATAGAGTAAATGGATAAACAAGTCATAAAAAACAGGGATGAACTAAAAAACAATATAGACCTGCTGGTTGAGTTAGCATATAAACAGGGGCGATTTGATGGTTTAAATGAAGCCTTAACTAAAAACCCCCAAGACTTATTTGAGAGAGATAAAGAGAGAATTCTGCAAGCAGGAATGGAAGGCAAAGCAGTAGAGTTAAGAATTGGTGGTCGATTGTTTCGAATCAGAGAGGTGGCGCAGTGAGCATTTATATCAAAGGAGTTAATCCACCTAGCAGTTGTTGGGATTGTGCGGTACATTACGGGATTGGTATTGACTGTCCGACTCTGAGAGGAGAAACTAGCTCAAGTCAACATAAAAAAGACAGACCTGACGGTTGTCCTATTGAGGAAGTCCCATCTCATGGCAAGTTGATTGATGCTGATAGATTGTTAACAGACAGGATGAAAAGTAAATACTATCATTTGCCAAACGGAGATATCGCAATACCATTGATTGATGTTGAACACGCTCCAATAGTGATAGAGGGAGATGGAGAGCAGTAATGAAAACAATTTATGAATATTTGAATGATATACAGGAAATTTTAGATGATGCTTTAAATAAGTTGTCTCCAAAAGAATTTGCAATGGTACTTGATGGATTAGATATAATGCTGAATGATTATGACTGATTGTTTGGAGGGAATAAAATATGAGCGTTTATATCAAAAGAGTTGACCCACCTAGTAATTGCTGGGAATGTGGTACGTGTGGTATAGAGTATTATAAACATGCTGATTGCCCAATTACAAATGGAAGAATTGATATAAATCAACATAAAAATGATAGACCAGAAGACTGTCCTGTCATTGGGATTCCTAAAGAAGTAAGATTGATTGATGCTAATAGACTTAAAGCGGATAATCCTAAACATATGAATCAAGATGTACCATATGTGACTGAGGAAACAGTTAAAGAAATTATTGATAATGCTCCCACAATAATAGAAGGGGACAGAAAATGGGTATTTTAAATTATGGCAGAAGAACATATTTTTGATGCCCCCAATAGTAATAGATGGAGAGGTGAGCAGTAATAATTAAATGTACTACGGTTGGAATTGAACCAAGCAAAGATTGTTACGATGTGTGCGTATTGGCATATAAGTGTGGTGCGTTGAGGGCATGGGAAGAAGAACAAAAAAAACATACGGAGGTACAAACAGGAATGAATAAATGGATAATAATTGACTTTAAGAACGGAGAGATTTGTCATTATAAACCAGATGAATATGATGATTATCAGTATGATAAAAAATGTTTTATTGTCATAAAAGATAAGCAGTGGATAGGGATATATAATTTAGACGATATTAGATATGTGGAGATTTCCAAAGGAGAGGTTTAAATATGGTTGATATAACTAAAATGGATATTTGCGATTTCTGCTCTGAGGAAAAACATAGACATTTAAGAGATTCGCAAGATGTGAATGATTGGGTTTGGAGTTTCAACATGTGGCATAAAACTTTAAGACTGTGTAACGAACATATGAATGAGTTGCGTGATTATTTAAATAAATTAAAGCAGGAGAATGAGATATGAGAGCCGAAGAAGCTATACAGAGATTAGAAACACACAAAGAATACATATCACCACACGGACGGTTTACAAAAGAAGCTATAGATATGGCAATTAAAGCCTTAGAAAAGCAAACGCCTAAAAAGTTCTTATGGGATGATGGGAATCCTGTTTGTCCTGTGTGTGGAGAAGAAGTGTGGGATATGGAATGGTGTAACAGTTGCGGTCAGAGATTAGATAGAGAATTGGATACTATTATTGAGGAAGAATAAATGACAGAGGACACGATTCTTGAAAAATTAAACAATGCTTTAGATAAGTATAAAATGGGCGAACTGATATTAACAAGGGACTTGTTATTGGAAATTGCTAATGACATTGATGAATATGTCGCATCGCAAGTAATGTGGAGAGTGTTTTTAGAAAATATGACGAGTTGTTAAAGGAAAGAAGGTGGGAAAATGTGCAAGCACAAATTAAAACAACTACGGTATATCTGTGATGATACTTATCAGATTCCTACATCAAAAGTAGAACTGGAAAGAACCTTCAATTCTCCAACAGGAACTTTGTCGTATTGCACAAAATGTGGTCAGGTCTTTGTGAAGGAAATTGCAGAAAAGAATTTTAAAGAAGAAGAGGTGAAGTAAATGGGAATAACGCCAATGCCAATACGATGTTCTAAGTGTGGACATTGGGTAAATTTTACATACTTCGACACAGCAGGTCAACACTGGGTTTGCCCTGAATGTGGAAATAACAGTGAGAATCAGACATATATTTACAACATAACAACAAAACAAAAGGAGAATTAAATGAAAACAATAGAGCAAATTAGAGAAGAGTCTCCTGATGCTTATGCTATACAAGAATTTATAGATGCTGTGAATGATGGATGTTTTTCCTCGTGGGACGGTACGGGATTTTTCCACGATGGAGAGAAAGAAACGGATATATGTATATGGGATGTATTTGGAAATTTTAGAGTTTCAGAAATGTATAAATATCCATATATAATTTGGTACAATAAATAAATGAAGAGGTGAAGTAGATGACAAAACAGATTGACCCTATGGATATTAAGAACGCAATTAAAAATGGACAGTTGGAGGTTATATTGAAAAAAGTTTATAGGTGGGAAACTTGCTATTATCTTTATATCAGAGACACTGAAACTGGCGATATAGTTTGGATTAAAAGTTTAAGTGCAAGAGAGGTGAAGTAAATGGCAAAATATATTATTGATGTACCAGACGAGGCAGTAAGTTTTATGGATGGTGAAATGAGCTTTTTCGTAGAGCCTAAAATAAAAGATGAGCGAAGAAGACACTATGTGTTGCGGATAGACGAGGAAGATACATCTATTTATACTGAGTCAGACCGAGAAGCCATTGAGGATGAGGTGTGGGAGTTTGCGAGTATGTTGATGAATATGCATCCTGACGTTGCAGAAGATATTTACTGGTCAATGAATGGTGGTAAAGGTATTGGAGTTGCCGCAGAAATGACTTATCAAGAAGCCAAATCCAAATATGAGACATGGAAGAAAAAGAAAGAAAAGATTCGTGTCGGGGATGAGGTGAAATACAGGGATACAAACGGTATTGTAGTTAGGGTTGACACTGAAGACAGTGGAGTCTATGTAGTATGGAGAGATGGAAAAACTGGATATGCGAGCATGAAGTATATTTATGGTATAGAAGCCTATGTGACTAAGACAGGTCGTCATTTCGATGAGATGGAAAAACTATTAAAGAAGATGGAGGTAGATTAAATGGCAAAATACATAATTGATATACCTGATGATATGACCTGTCTTAATGCTTTGAGATACGAGGATGGAAAATGCGTATCGGCAAGGTCGTATATTATTCCCGATTTAACACCATACGTTAGGTCAGAAAGTTATATAGACGGATTGAAAGAGGGTCAAAATGATGCGTGGAAGTTTGCACGAAGAATTATATGCCCATCAGATTGTTGTGAGGATAGTATTTCTGCACATACAAAAGAAATATTTGGTAAAGAAGGATGGGAGATTAGAGGTATCTTTAACGATTTGTCCTACCAAGAAGCAAGAGCCAAGTATGATGCATGGAAACAGGAGAAAGAGGAGATTCATGTAGGAGACGAAGTGAAATGCAGGGATACAAACGGTGTTGTGGTTAGGATCGACACTGAAGAACGTGGAGTGAATGTAGTCTGGGAAAATGGAGGTACTGCATATATGGGCATGGCATATGTGACTAAGACAGGGCGTCATTTCCCTGATGTGGAGAATCTGCTGAAGAAGATGGGGATGGAGGTGGAATAGATGGCAAAATATATTGTTGACCTGCCAGACGCATACACATCAAAAAGTGCATTATTGGGTGATATATTGAGTATTCCAATAATTTTTGAGGGTGGTAAATGCTATGGGGTTCCAACTGGAATCAAGTTAGAACCATGCACCCCGTCAAATGATGATGAAATCATGGAGAAGGCGCATGAAGAAGCGTGGGATTTTATGTATGAATTATTCTTCAAAGAATACAGTGAATTAGATGATTGCTTTGGAACTGAATCGAGAACAGAAATCATGTCAAGCATGACTTACTCTGAAGCAAAAGCCAGATATGAAGAATGGCGAAAGCAGAAAGAAAAGATTCATGTAGGGGATGAGGTGAAATACCGTGGTGACAATTGTGTTGTTGTATATGTCGGAGCAGACGAAGTATATCACGTTTCAGACAAACATTGGTCAAGGTGTGTAGTTCAAGGGAGACAGTTTTTAACCAAGACAGGACGTCACTTTTGCGAGGTCGAGAAACTACTGGAAAGGATGAGGGAAGAATGAGTGAAAATGTAAATAAAGATATTCAAAAAGCAATTCATGATGCAAAAAATCATAATGTAAAAAATATAGAAAAACAAAAAAATTTTAAAATTGTTTCTAGATTAGAAGCCGTATCTTTAGCATTTCAAGGAAAAGATGTTTATCAAATAAATTTAGATTATCTAAGTATAAATAATATTAAAGAATTATACACAGAAGAATTAATAGAAAATGCAGATATTTTTTATGTAGTAAGGGAGGATATAGATGATTAAAGTAGAAAATATTGACGTATGGGGATTTGAACATGCGGTTCGGGGCTGTCGTAATCCAATGAACAGTTGGGATAAGAGTGATAGTGAATATAAGGTAGTTCATGTTGACCAGTTTTCATTGGAAGAAACTAAAGATTTTGTAATTGGCGAAAATGACTTAGATTTAATGAGAAGATTGTATAAAGCAGGAACAGAACATAGAAAATATCTTAGACAGATTTTTGTATCCATGGATATTACCTCCTCATTATATTGGTGGAAGGAGTTCGATACCTATAAGGTTGGTACAGTTGCCAATTCTTGTTCTACCATGCATAAGATTGCCGCAAAAGAATTTGAATTAGATGATTTTAGTCATGAACATTTGTCCGAGTATTCCAAAGAAAAATTAGAAGATTTACTGGGTTGGTTGAATATGTGTAGAACAAATTTTAATCTTGATAAAGACAAAGATTATTGGTGGCAGATGATACAGTTACTTCCTTCATCTTATAATCAGAGGCGAACCATCACAATGAACTACGAAAATGTAATGGCAATTATCAAGCAGAGAACAGGACATAAGCTCGATGAATGGAATGAATTTGTAGATACTCTTAAAGACTTACCATATATTAAGGAGATTATGGAATAAATGAGAAGGTTAATTGATACACTAAACAAAGCAAGTGAAGCTTATTATAATGGGAAAGATTCTGGAATGACAGATGCTGAATGGGATGATAGGTTTAATGTGCTTGCACGTATGGAACAAGAAACAGGTATTGTATTTGCAGATTCCCCTACACAAAATGTAGGAGCAAAAGTATTAACAGAATTAAAAAAGAAAGAACATACAGTTCCCATGTTGTCTTTAGATAAATGTCATTCTATAGATGAAGTAAAAAAATTTGGTAAAGACAAAGATTTAATTGCGTCCATTAAATTAGACGGACTAACAACACGATTAACATATGAGGACGGAAATCTTATTTGTGCCGAGACTCGTGGCAATGGATACGTTGGCTCTGATATTACAGAACATATGAAACAGACCAATATTCCATTACATATTAATAGAAAAGGCACATATGTCGTTGATGGGGAATCCATAATTACATTAGATGATTTTGAAGAAGTAAATGTAAATGGAGAATTTAAAAATCCGAGAAATTTGGCGGCTGGTACTCTATCAGTGTTAGACACTTCTTTAGTTAAAAAAAGAAGAGTGAGATTTGTAGCATGGGATGCTTTAACTGATGATAATTTAAATATTAAATTACATGATATGAAGATGTTTGGATTTGAAGTAGTTCCTTTTTTTGTTGTTAACTCAGAGGAATCTATTAATAGAGCAATTCAGTTATTAGAAATAGAATATGCTTATCCTATGGATGGCATTGTATTTAAATTCAATGATACCAAATATGGTAAATCTCTGGGAAGTACTGGACATCATTTTAAAAATGGAATTGCCTATAAGTTTAGGGATGAAGAAGAAGAAACAACTCTTCGCGATATTGAGTGGACAATGGGTAAAACTGGAAGTTTATGTCCTGTAGCTGTTTTTGATAGTGTTGAATTAGAAGGAACTACTGTTAATAGAGCAAGTTTACATAATGTCAGTATTATGAACGAACTTTTTCACAACAATACCCCTTGGGTTGGGCAAAAGATTCAAGTATATAAAAGCAATCAAATAATTCCACAGGTTTCATCCGTAAAACAGGAAGCCATTAAAGACGATGTTGAATATCAATTTTTACCTCCTCCTGTTATTTGTCCATATTGTGGAACACATACAAAAATTAAAAGAGATGGCATAGCAGATGTTTTATACTGTACTAACCCCTCTTGTAAGGGTAAATTATTAGGAAAATTGTCTCATTTCTGTAGTAAGAATGCAATGGATATTCAGGGTATGTCTGATGAAACTCTGCGAAAATTCATTGATAAAGGTTATTTAAGTAGTATGGATAGCATATATAGTTTATCTGTATATAAAAAAGAGCTGATGAATTTAGATGGTTTTGGAAGAACGTCTGTGGAAAAGTTATTAAAAGCCATTGAAGATTCCAAGAGAACAACATTAGACAGATTTATTTACGCTTTATCAATTCCTTTGATTGGTAGGACTGCCAGCAAAGCAATAGCTAAATATTGTAATTATGATATTGATAATTTTTATAGTAAGATTACCAATAATTTTTCGTGGTCGGTATTAGATGATTTTGGCGAAAGTATGAGCAGGAGTATTATCAATTATTTTAGTGATATAACTAATTTAACTTTGATGGAATATTTGGCTGAGAAAATGGATTTTATTATTCCAACTGATAATAAATCTTCTATTTTAGATGGGAAAATTTTTGTTATTACTGGAAAAGTAAATCATTTTAAAAATAGAGACGAATTAAAGACTAAAATAGAAGAGTTGGGTGGTAAAGTATCTGGAAGTGTATCCAAAAATACTTCTTATTTAATTAATAATGATGTTGACTCTACCACTGGTAAAAATAAAAAAGCCAAAAGTTTAGGTGTACCAATTATATCTGAAGAAGATTTTATGGAAATGATTGGATAGGAGAAGAGATGTATATATTAAATGATAATGGGAATTATGTATGCAGAGGATCTGATAATCGATTTTATTTATCAAAAGATATCAGTAAAGCGGTTATGTTTAAAACTAAAAATCGAGCATCTAATGCCCGTTTAAACCTTCCCAAAACTATGAAGAGCAGGAATTTCAAATTACAATTGATTGATTCTCCAGTATCTTCATTAAACATTGAAAGTTTTCAGACATTAAAAGAAAACATAAATTTATTGGCTATGTATGATAATGATATAGGGAAATATCAAAATCAGATGAGAGAACAGTTATCAGTTATTGATTTAGAATTGACAGATATTGACCATTATATTGAATTTAATAAACTGTCTGCTTCTGAAGGATATAAAATATTTAAATTAAGACAAGATAAACTCAAAAAAAGAAGAGAAATAAAGGATAGCTTATACACTTGTTCTTTATTAAAAAAGCATTCCTCAGATAGCAAAAAAATCATGGCTGAAATTAAAAATAGGGAGTGTCGTGAATATCATCCCAGAGTAATGAAAGAGTTGTTTATATAATAGCATATACTTGATTAAATTAAATAATTTGACTACAAAAACTTACTGTGATATAATATCATTGTTGGATGATGTCCGACACATTTTTCTATTTAAATTAAATAAAGGAGAGAATTACATGAGTTGTAAAGCTGGAAACAAAAATCACAAAGAAAGATGTAAACGCTATAAGCAAGAAGGAAGAAGAAACACAAATAAAATCAAGAAGCAGAAAAAGCATGAAAAAAGAATGCAGAAATTTGCTAAAAGAAAAGAGGAAGGAAAGACATATAAATATGAACCGAATCCCTATAAAGAAGGGACGAAGGAATATATAAGAGAGCAGAACGAACGTGCTGAGAAAAATAAAAGTAAAAAAATTCCCTGCCAGATTTGGGATAGTATGATGAGAAAAGTTCAGAATATTGTTGATAAAGAAAAAGCCTTACGCAAAATGGAGGCGGAGAAGGAGAGTAAAAAAAATGAATAAGGTTAAAAAGGGAGCAACCTGGTACTATGCCAGAGCCTTACCCACAGGAGTTTTTGAGGTATGTGAATTAAAAATTAATACAGTAACCTCTAATTACTTTACAGGTGTCGATAAACGAGATAAGCGAACGTATATGTTTGATTATAAAGATGTAAATCACACTGTGTTTTATAATAGAGATGAAGCTTTAAGGATAGTGAAACTTAAAGAAGAACAATATAACGCTAGACATTAATTTACTCCTTTCTATTAAGGGAGGAGGACGAAATGACATCAATAACTCAATGCAAAAAATGTAAAAAAAAGTACCATTATTGTTTAGAAGATATAGAATACGATTTTACAGGTTACGGATATATAACTAAATTAATTAGATGTCCATATTGTAAGAAGGTTAAAATTGTAGAATATATTGAAGATAAATCACTAGATGTAAATAACGATAAAAGATTTTATATTTATTAAAAGGAGAAAAAATATGGAGACAAATTTAAGACAGGCTAATGCAAAAGTAAATGTTGAAGGTATTGTTAGTGAGAAAAAGTTAGACGAAGTAACAGAAAATGGAGTAAAGAGAATCGAGGGTTATATTACTATTAAGACAGATGAAACAAATTTTGTTCGTTTCAATGTTAGAGTTAATGAAAAAACCAATGCGGGAAATGCTAATAAAACATATGCAGGAATTGAGACTGTAATGAACACTTACAAGTCTATTGCCGTTGAAGGAGAAGAGGAAGCAGATAGAGTAAGGGTTAATGGAGATATTAATCTTTATAGGAGTAGAAATACAGGACAGGAGATTGTGGGTTACAAATCTAATTTCTTTAATAGAGTAAGAAATGAGTACGAGCCTCATGCTGAGTTTTCTGTAGAAGTATTTATTGAGAAGTTTGTTCCTGAAATTGACCGTGATGGCATTGAGACAGGTAGAATGAAAGTGAAAGGCTGGGTTCCTACTTATAATGGTATTGAACCGATTGAGCTAATTGTTGGCGAAGACTTAGCTGATGATTTAACAACGGTATATGAAGTAGGACAGACCGCTGAATTCTATGGAGAGGTAATTAACTCTAGAGTAGAGACAGAGACAGAAAAAGCCGCTGCATTTGGTAAGGCTAGAAAACAGAAAAATGTTAGCTATAAAAACGAATTATTAGTAACAGGTGGAAGTGCGCCTTATGAAGAGGGCATTACTTCTGTAGAGCCTTATAATCCTGAAGTAATCAAGATGGCAATTACAGAACGTGAAAATAGAATTGCCGAAGAAAAGAGCAAAACCACAAATAATAGTAAACCTTCAGCCGCTGGCACTGGTAGAGTATTAGACATGAATTGGTAAAATATATAGTAAAAAGGAGCAAAAAATATGGCGAATGAATTTAGTTTAGATGCGTTATTGAATCCCAGTGTATCAAAAGTAACAAAAACAACAGATTCTCTTATTGTGACTTGGTATGGCTATGGGGGGTTGGGGAAAACTCCCGTAGCTACAAAGATGGAAAAACCTTTTTATCTCGCTTTTGGAAAATCTGGTTTAAGTGGTTTAAATAATGTCCCTTTCAAATCAATTATGTCTTGGGCAGAATTTAAAAAGTTTAATAAAACTTTTACCGACCCTAAAAATTTTGATACTTTACATGAAAGATATCAGACTATTATTTTAGATGAAATGGAAATTTTATATTCCTATTGTGAAAAGTATGTAGCTAATACTGAGGGCGTTAATAAGATTAAAGAAGGTAACGGTGGTTATGGTCTTTGGGGAGATTTAAAAACAGAATGGGAATCTGAAATTTTAAAAATTATTGGTAGCGGATTCTGTGTAATTTTTATTTTACACACTGCTCCGAATGATGCAGGAATGCAGTTCCCTGTAGGAGACCAAAAAAGAATGCTTCCTATTCTTCTTAACCATAGTGAAATTATTGGTTATGTTTACGGAAATGGAGTTGATCCAGAAACGGGACGTTCTTATCACTCTTCTTTAGGATTGGCAGGAACAAAAGATTATTTCGCTAGGACACGAAACGAATATTTCGATCCTGTGATTGAAGACTTCACTGCTGAGAATTTTGTTCAAGCTTATTATGATGCGGTTAGTAGGCAGGAAGAAGCTGAAGGAGTTAATGCGATTTCTGTTTCAGAAAGAGATGAGATGTACGAAACTCCTAAACGAGATTTTGATGATTTAATGGCAGAAGTAGAAGCTACGGGTAAGGAAGTTGTCAAGAAATACAAATCCAAAGAAAAGATTACTGAAGTAGTAGAAAAGGTTCTGGGAAAAGGAGCTTTAGTATCTAGTTGTACTCCAAGACAACAGGAAGCAGTAGAAGTTATTTTAGATGAATTAAAGGGATTGTTATAGAAAAATGGCAAGATTGAAAACCTGTCCTTATTGTGGAGAGTCTATTCCAAAAGACTCTCCTAATATTCCTTATAAAGGACGAACATACCATAAAAAATGCTTTGATAAATATACCAAAGAGATTAAACAAAAAAAAGATAAAGAACTTAGTAAAAAAACTAAGAAGGGGCGAAAAGCAAAACCTAAAGTCGAATTAAAAAATGGGCTTAGTGAAGACGAATACGCAGAGAAGAAAAAGTATTTTGATTATCTTCGTCAATTAACAGATAATAATTTATCGGCAAAAGTTTATGCCTTAACAGAAGATTACATAAAAAAATATAATTTTACATATACTAAGATGTATAAGACTTTATATTATTTAAAAGAAATAAAACAAAAAGATTTGACTGGAGATATTGTGGGAATAATCCCATATTATTATTCAGAAGCTGAAGATTATTATAATGAAGTTGATAAGATTGGGGAAGAAAATGAAAAAATAGATTTATCTAAAATGTATCAAGCAGAAACAATAATTATCCATCCTAATAAGGAACGTACAGGGCATAGACAATCTTTATTTGTTATAGACGATATATTGTAAAAAAAGAGGGGTGTTGAATGGAATTATTAAATTTATATGATACAAGTGCTGCTACCCAGTGTTTGGGCGCACTTGTAAAGCAACCTTCTCTATTGGACGAATATTCTTTTAAACAAGAAGATTTTTTAGAAAAAATACATAGATTAACTTATAGTGTTATATATAATTTATATAATACGGGGGCAGAGTCAATTGATTACTTTACTTTTGATAGTTATTTAAAGCAATATCCAAAGCAACACAAAGAATTTGAAAAGAACGGGGGAGCCGATTTCTTTTCTTGTTTAATAAATTTATATAATGAATACAATATAACTTATTATTACAATAAACTAAAAAAATTTTCTCTTTTAAGAGATTGGGAAAAACAGGGTGTAGACACCTCGTTAATTTATGACCCTAATGATATGGTTAAAGTGCAAACTTTTGATTCTTACACCGTAGAAGAAATGATTGATATAGTTGAAGAAAGAATAATAGGGTTTGCTCGAATGGAGTATGCTACAAATTCTGAGCATAAAGGGCAATTAGCGGGAAAAGACTTAAAAAGTCTTAAAGAATCTTTTAAAGAAGAGCCTGATTATGGAGTGCCTATGCAGTCTCCTATTCTATCTACTATATCAAGGGGATGCCGTTTAAAAAAGTTTTATCTTCGTTCAGGGTCTTCTGGTTCTGGTAAAACAAGATTAGGTATGGCAGATATGGCAAGCATTAGTATTCCTTATTATTACAATTGGAAAAAAGAAGAATGGGAATATACAGGATTCTGCGAACCAGTTTTAATGATTTCAACAGAATTGGAAATTAGTGAAATACAAACAATTCTAGTGGCTTACATATCTGGAGTTAGTGAAGACCATATTCGAGATGGAAAATATAAAAAAAATGAAGAAGAAATTGTTGATCAGGCTATAGAATATATAAGTCAAAGTCCATTCCATATAGAAGAATTACATGATTTTAGTATTGCAGAAGTTGAACAATTAATTAAAAGGTATCGAAGAGAAAAATCAGTTTATTATTTCTTTTTTGATTATATACATATGTCTAACAAATTAATTATGGAAATCTCTAATATGAGTAAAGGGATGAAACTAAGAGAAGACCAAATACTCTTTTTATTTTCCGACTCGTTGAAAAATTTATGTAATAAGTTAGATGTATTTATTCTATCTAGTACGCAGTTAAATGGGTCTTATAAAGATTCAGCGGAAAAAGATGAGACGATGTTAAGGGGAGCAAAAAATTTAGCTGATAGAATTGATTTAGGGGAAATATCATTACCCCCTTCTCCTTCTGAATCAAAGATGCTCGAAAAAATAACTCAAAAAATAATGGGTTGCCCGCCTATTAATTTAATTCGTCATGTATATAAATTAAGAGGTGGTAAATGGAGCAAGATTAAAATATGTCAACATGCTAATTTAGGTACTGCTAGAACAGAAGATGTCTTTGTATTAAATAAAGATAATAAAGTAATTGATATACCTGTAATCAATTTACAGAGCGTTAATAAGGAGCATTCTGAATTAGTGGAAAATATTATAAAAGATAATTCAGTTAACATAAAAGAGATGCCAGATAATTTAGATGTAAACGAATCTGAAGATGATGATATTTTTGATTGGTAAAGGAGGAGACAAGAAATGTATATAGATAGAAATGCATTATTGTCTTCTCTTACTGACGAAGATATTAAAAAAATATGCATTGAATTAGGGAGTCCTACTTTTAAAAAGAGTGGAGAGACATTATGTTTTAACACTTGCATCTGTCATGGCGGTGATAGTCCATATAAATTAATTTATTACCCTAAACCATCTTATGAATATCAAGCTAGAAAATATGGAATGTTTAAGTGTTTTACCTGTAATGATTCTTTCGACATCATAGAATTAGTTATCAGAGCTTTTAAATTAAAAGGGAAAACTATGACATGGTACAAGGCTTTGAATTGGGTTGCGAGATTTGTAGGAAAGCTTGAAATGGTTTCTATTGAGCAACCCGATTTAGAAAGTATTCGGTCACATGACCAGTTAGCTTGGATGCAAAAAGTACTACAGGTGCAAAATAAAAAAAGTGCTGCTATCCCAAAATTAAATGAAATTAATGAAAATATTTTGGAAATATTTGATTATACTCCTCACGAAATATGGTTAAAAGAGCATATTACGAGAGAATCTTTGGGACGTTTTGAGATAGGATACTGGGGAGAAAATAACGCCATTACAATACCACATAGAGATATGACTGGACGATTAATTGGTTTACGTCTACGATATTTAGACGCAGAAGATATTCAAAATATAGGAAAATATGTTCCAGCGGTAATCGAGGGCAAGGTTCTATCTCATTCATTGGGAAGTAATTTATATGGTCTACATGTTGTTAAAGATAAGATAATTCAAAGCAAAAAAATAATGCTCGTTGAAGGAGAAAAAAGTTGTTTGCAAGCTTATTCATATTTTGGAGAAGACTCTTTTTGTGTGGCTACTTGTGGTAGTAATATTACTAGAACACAAATTAAAATAATGTTACAAGAATTAAAAGTCAGTGAGGTTATTGTTGGGTTTGATAAAGAATATAGAGACCCTAATAGTTTTGAAGCTGAATTATATTATCAAAAATTACTTAAAAAAGTAGAACCTCTGGTTCCGTTTGTTAATGTTAGTTTAGTTCTTGACACCGAGAATAAATTAGATTACAAAGACTCTCCTACAGATAAAGGGAGAGATGTTTTGATGGAATTAATGGATAATAAAATTAGAGTTACAATAGATGATATAGCAAAAATGAAAGAAGGTATACATGAATAGTATATTGCAACCATATATAAGAAAAGTGACAGAAGAGGATAGAAAAAAATTACCTACTTTTTCATATTCAAAGTTAGAGGTATTTAAGAATTGTCCTTATCAGTATGATATTAAATACAATAAAAAATTAAGAACGATGGACACTTCTTTAGCCTTGGAAATTGGTACATTATGTCACTTTGTTTTAGAAACTAAAGGAAAAATGCTTTTGCAAAATAATGTAAATTATGATATACTTAACGAAATTATACATAACGGGTACAACAATATAAATGGATTAGATGTTATTAAGGATAAATATTGGGAAGAATTCTATTTACCAGATAATAAATCTGGAATGACTTACGAAGAAAAATTTCATATCTTTGATAATATCTTAAAAACAGAAATGGAAGATACAGATTGGAAGCCTTATCTTTTTGAACATGATTTTGAATTTGTATGGGATAATAGATGTATTTTTCATGGGTTTATAGATAGAGTGGATAAACGGGATGGGCAGTTTAAAGTAGTTGATTATAAAACTTCTAAAAAATCTTATGACCAAAGCAAGCTGGCTACTTCTTTACAGTTTGGTATTTATAACTTAGCTATTTTAAACGAATTTGGAGTATTGCCAGTTGAAAACGAATACCGTTTTATTTTAATTGATGAAAGACAATATGCTTTAACTAAAGGCTGGGAGAAAAGACTTATCAAAGCTTTGACTAAAATTTTAGATGGCATTGATAAAAATCAATCAATAAATGTGTGGAGTCCATCTCCAACTCCATTATGCTATTGGTGTAGTTATTGTACACAAAATCCTAACGCGTCTATCTATAAAAACGAATGTATGTATTATTCTCTTTGGACTCCTACCAATAAAACTTTTAAAAAGAATGCAGAGTTTAATGCTTTAAAAGAAGTAAAAACTGAAAGAAAACTGATATTTTAAAGGAGAGAAATATGTTTTTCGGTATACATAATCATACTGCGGCAGGAAGTAATTTAAGACTCAGAGATTCTATTAATAGAGTCTCTGAGTTAATAGATTATTATTATGAATTGGGGCATAAAGGTTTGGTCATTACAGAGCATGAATCTATCTCTTCTCATCTAGACGCTTTAAATTATTATAAAGAGATGAAAGATAGGTGTGGGGATTTTAAAGTAGCATTAGGTAACGAAATATACTTATGCCCTTCTTATGTTACCGCAGAAAATATTGGCAACAATGTTTATCCTCATTTTATTTTAATTGCTCTAGATGAATTGGGGCATAAGGGTATACGGGAATTAAGCACTTTGGCTTGGACAAAAAATGCTTTTATGCATGTAATGTATAGAGTGCCTACATATTACTCAGATTTGGAAGATATGTTAAAAACTTATAAAGGACATATTATTGGAAGCAGTGCTTGTTTGGGTTCTATGATAGATAGAAAATTGCTTGAATTTCGTGACACGGGCAATTTTAAAATTATTCAAGAATGTAAGCAATGGATAAATGCCATGAACACTGTGTTTGGTAAGGGGTATTTCTTTTTAGAGTTGCAACCTTCTTATCAATCAGATCAAATATTTGTTAATAAATATTTAATTAAATTATCTAAAGAAACTAACACTCCTTATATTATTTCTACTGATGCTCATTATTTGAAAAAAGAAGATAGATTTATTCATAAAGCATATCTAAATTCTCAAGATGGAGACAGAGAAGTGGATGAATTTTATGAAGCGACTTATGTTATGTCTGAAAAAGAGATACATGAATATATGGACGAATCTTTAGGAGAAGAAGCTGTTCAGTTAGGTATTGATAATACTATGTTAATCTATAATAAAATTAAAGATTACGATTTAAATAAAGACTTAGAGATTCCGTATATTCCTTTAAAAGAAATTTTACCCAATAAAATTCTATATAATAAATATTTTCGTAAAATTCCTTTATTAAAAGATTTTTTCTATTCTGATTATCCTAGTGATAGACACATGATTACTAAAATGTTGGAAGCAATTGACAAAGATATTTATTATCAAAGTCCTGAAGCGTATGAAAAAATTAATGAATGCTTATCTTATATCTTACAATCCTCTGAAAAAAATAAAGTCAGATGGTCAGCTTATCTGATGCAAGTGGCTGATTACATTGATATTGCCTGGGCAACAGGTTCGTTAGTTGGGGCAGGTAGAGGGTCAGGGGTAGGTTTTTGTTTATTAAATATTTTAGGTATAACACAGATAAATCCTTTAAGAGAAAAAACTGCAACTTTCCCTTGGAGATTTTTAAATCCTGAACGTGCTTCTGTATTGGATATTGATATAGATATTATGTCTTGTATGAGAGACAAGGTTATTCAATCAATGAAAGATATTTATGGAGAAGATAGAGTTTGCAAAGTAATGACATTATCCACTGAGACAAGTAAAGCCGCTATTTTAACGGCAGCCAGAGGATTAGGCATTGATAATGATATTGCTTCGTATATTGCATCTTTAGTTATATTTGATAGAGGTCAGCCAAGGTCATTACATACTATGTATTATGGTGATACGGAGCATCCTGCATCAACAGAATTTAAAAGAGAAATCGACAAATATCCTGAATTATGGAGAGTAGCTCAAAAAATAGAAGGACTTGTAAGTAATGTCGGGAGTCATGCTGGAGGAGTAATTATAGTTGATAAACCTATTACCGAGTCTGCGGCTTTAATGCGAACGAAAGCAGGAGATGTGATTACTCAATTTGATTTGCATGACTGTGAAAAAGTGAGTCTCATCAAGATTGATTTATTATGTATCGATGCATTGGATAAGATTTATGAAACATTGATGCTTCTACTAGAAGATAATAAAATAACATGGCAAGGAACTTTAAAGGATACTTATGAAAAATACCTTGGCGTGTATACATTAGAGCGAGACGCTGAAGAAATGTGGAAGTTATTGTGGAATCATAAAGTGATTTCGCTATTTCAGATGGAAAAGGATAGTGGTAAGCAAGCTCTTGCCTTAACTCATCCTAAATCAGTTGATGATTTGGCAGTTATTAATTCGGTTATTCGATTAATGGCTCAAGAAAAAGGGGCTGAGGCTCCCCTTAGTAAATTTGCTAGATTTAAGTCAAATATCCAATTATGGTATCAAGAGATGGATGAAGCAGGATTAACTAAAGAAGAACAGAAAATATTGGAACCAGTATTAAAAACTTCTTACGGGATTTGCGAATCACAGGAAAAATTTATGCAATTAGTTCAGCTACCAGAATGCGGCGGTTTCAACTTATCATGGGCAGACAGATTGCGTAAAGCAGTAGCGAAAAAATCTCCTAAAGACTATGATATTTTAACGAAAGAATATTTTAAAGTAACGGAAGAAAAAGGATGTAGCAAAAATTTATGTAACTATGTTTGGAACACTTTAATTGCTATGTCCAGAGGCTATTCATTTAACTCATCTCATACCCTCTCCTATTCAATTATTGGTCTTCAGGAATTAAATCTTTGTTATAAATATAATCCTATTTATTGGCAAACTGCCAATCTTGTAGTTGATTCGGGGTCATTGGATGAAGAGTCTAATGATAGTACTAATTATGGTAAGATGGGTATAGCTATAGCAAATATTCAGCATGAAAATGTTAATATCGCCTTACCTACTATCAATGAAGCCAGCTTTGGTTTTAAGCCAGACGCAGATAATAACCAAATTGTGTTTGGGTTAAAAGGCATCAATGGTATTAATACAAATGTCTCTCAGGCAATTATGGAGAACCGTCCCTTCTATTCATTTGAAGATTTTTGTGAAAGAATGATTGATACAGGAACAATTAAGAATTCACAGATGATTAAGTTAATTAAAGGTGGTTGTTTTACAAAAATTGACAACGAAAATATTGAAAAAACAATGGAGAAATATCTTAAAAAATATGTGGTTGCTTTTTGCTCCAAATTAACTTTGGCTCAATTAAAACGTATGGAAGCAATGAATGTTATTCCTCAAAAATGGCAAAAAGATTTAACGCTTATTTCTTTTAGAAAATATATTAAGAATAGCGATGCTTATGAATTATATATCGATCCTAATAAAAATAAAATCCCTAAAAGGGGATATCATGATAGGAAAATATTATTGAGTGATAAAGCAACAAGTTTTTTTAAAGAAAATTTTAGCGAAGAATCTATTGTAGATGTTATCAATGGACAATATGTTATTTTTGAAAGCCTACTTGTTAAAGAAGTTGACAAAAAAATAATTCCTTTTAAAAAATGGATGGAGTCTAACGAAACATTAGACCAATATAATGACGCTTTGTTTAAAGAAGCATGGAATAAATATGCTGAAGGAACTGTTAGACGTTGGTCGATGGAAGCTTTGTGTTATTATAATGATAAACATGAATTAGAGGATATTAACGAGGAATTATATGGTGTTGTTAATTACTTTGAATTACCCAGACAACCTGAAGCATACGACTATTATAATTTTTATGTGAACGGGGAGAAAAAAGAAAGACCCAAATATGTTATTTCTCGAATCATCGGAACCGTTCTTAACACTGATAATCCTCATCATAGCGTAGCTTTATTAACAAAATATGGTGTGGTCAATGTTAAGTTTAACAAAGGAAGATTTGCATATTATAATAAACGAATTTCTACCAAACAACAAGAAGAAAAGAAAAAAACAGTTTTAGAAGAAAGTTGGTTTAAAAGAGGGAATCTTATTGCCGTTTGCGGAATTCGACGAGACGACCAATTTTATTCCATGATTTACAAAGATACTGTGTACAAACATACAGTGAATTTAATAAAAGAGATTAAACCAGATGGAACTTTATTATTACAATCTGAAAGGGTTAAAGTATGAGCGATTTAAAAATGGAATGCGTAATAAAAACAATACGGTATTTTAAAGATAATTTTGGAATAATTCTAGTTTCTCCTACGAAAATATTAGCAGGAGAGCCACAGGTGATTAGAGATGGGAGTGTAGTTTTAAAAGGAGAAATGCCAAGACCTATTATTGATAAGGCTATTTGTATAAATGCTGATTATACTCCTGACCCTAAATGGGGAAATCAGTATACACTTATCTCTTCTTACCCTTTACTATCTTTATCTGAGGACAAAGATAGTAAATATAAATTTTTATCTGCTTTATATACAGAGGGGCAAGTTGAAAGCATGTACGATACTTTTGACGACCCTTTTGATTTATTGGATAAAAGAGATGTAGATAATCTTGTTCAAATAAAAGGATGCGGAGTAAAAACGGCGATTCATTGGATTAACAAGTTTCATGAACACAAAGATATGATTGTTATTTTTACAAAGCTGGAAAAATATGATTTAACAAATAATATGGTTAATCGCTTGATGGAAAGATATAATAATCCTGAGTTAGTGGTAGAAAAAGTGACGGAGAATCCATATATTCTTTGTACAGAAGTAAAGGGAATAGGATGGGATAGAGCGGACCAATTAGCGATGAAAGGGGGAATAAAAGAAGATGATCCTAAGCGTATTGGGGGTTATATTGTTTATTATCTTGGTCGTAGAGGTGAAGAAGGATGTTCGTGGATAACGACTGATGAATTATTGGGAGCCATCTTGGATACACTGGGAGAAGATATTCCCGATGAAAAAATAACTGAAGCGTTACGACAAAATAATTATCGATTATGGGTAAGTGAAGATAAGACTTGTATAGGCTTAAAAAAATATTATAATGTTGAAAATAAAATTGCCAAAGAGTTAATTAGATTAAGAGATGCACAATCTTTTATTACTATTCCTGAAGATTGGAAACAGGCAATATCTAAGATTGAAAAGAAACAAGGATGGAATTACAATGAGGAACAGATGGAAGGAATTCAACACATTCTTAATACCAATGTAATTCTTATTCAAGGTATGGCAGGTACTGGTAAAACTTCTATTGTAAATGCTATTATTTCTGTATTAGGACAAAACTATTCATATGTTCAATGTG